TATCCCTTCCTTGATCCCTTCCTTGATCCCTTCCTTGATCCCTTCCTTGATCCCTTCCTTTCCTAGGAGGGGAATCGTTACGACTCCGGGTGATTCAGTGGGGTTCGGTGGACACGGATGTTTTGAGGCGGTGCGTTTGTCGATCTTCTGATGTTTTGTGAAGCCACTGACCTGTAGATATTCAACAGAATCAGCCTTATAAACAGTAACCAATGAGGCCCGCCGAAGTTCCCCGAATAACTCCGAAATGTCTAGATTATCGGCGGGGAAAATTTGCATCTTGATTCGCTTGGGGCTGTAGACCGACCGACCTTCGTCGTCGGAAAAGTTCCATAGGCCGATAAATAGCAGTCGCGCCCAAGCCGACAGCTCCACCACTTTTTCATCTGTCCAAAATTCTGGTTTCACTGAGCGTATCCTCGCCATTGCCTGTTCCTTGTTGTTACTCGCTTTCTAATGATTTCTTCGCCAGCGTGCGCATGGCTTCCCATTCGGCTTTGGGAACCATGACCACCTTTTCGTTGTCTGGAACGATCTGAGCGCCAACGTAAGTAAGCGCCTTGGCGAGCTGGTCAAGAGTCCAGCCAGCTTCGCCGTTGATTTTGCGAGAGACTTCTGAGGCCGAGATGTCCAAGTGTTCCGCGAGCTTTACTTGGCCATGCTTCAACAGCGCGGTGGTGATCTTGAATTTCGCCTCGTTGTGCATGTGTGCGTCTCCTTGCGTTGGAGTCCCCATCTGTCCCCCCTACTTGCGTGTCGAATTTGAGATAAAAAAAACCCCACCCGGGAGGATGGGGTTTGGCTCTGTAGGGAGGAAAACAGTCACGCCGCCTTCCTGAAGTAATCAGCAAGGCGCTGGATCTTGCGGACACTGGGATCGTCGATTTTTCCCTGTGCCAGTTTGGTCAGCCAGGAGTAGTCAAGGTCAGTATTTTTGGCGACAGAGGGCCACGAACCCTTGCTCGTCTGTAACTGTTTAAGCACGTAATCCAGCAGTTTTTCTGACATAAACAGACTCTAGCAATATTTTGCTGAGCCTGTCAAGCAACCTTTTGCTAGTGACTGAGATTAGGCTATGTGTATGAATAATGAAGCAAGAAAAACGTTAGCTGATAATCTGGGTAGGCTTATGGGAACCGATACTAAATTCGGTAGCCAGATGAAACTCGCAAAATTAGCCAGCCGCCCAGGTGGCGCAAATGTTGGTCAAACAACGATCAGTATTATGTTGAGGCCGGATCATGAGGTATCTCCGACTCTTGAAACCATAGAGGCGGTTGCAGCAGTATTCAAACTACAAGCGTGGGAACTTCTGTGCCCTAATTTGAAGATTGGTACTGTTCATCGTTTTTCCCAAGCCAAGGATGGCGCCCTTGCAAAGGGGCTGACGAGAGGTGCAAGATAATTCCGTTTCCAAAAAAAACAGATGATGATGAAGCGATATAACAAATGAAAAAATATATCTTGGCAATCTTGGCGCTACTATCAGCTTATGGCTGCGCCACAAACACTCTCAGCGTGACTTACTTCTCAGATCCGCCTGGCGCGACTTTGTATCAAGGGAATCAACGCCTCGGATACTCACCGATAACTTTGTTATATGGCCAAGTCGCCGATGAACAAAAGAAACGCGGTCGCACAACGATAAAAGGAATTTCAGCTCAGTGGGCCAGTGGCGCAACAACCAGCTTCTCCACGTTCGACGTTATCCTGAGCAACGGTCTTACCCAGCAATTTACCTTTATTCGTCCTTCCGGATACCCGGGGCGCGAAACGGATGAACGATTCGCGTTAGAGATTGAAAAATTAAACGCCATGCGGCGCCAGAGTGAGGCACAAGAAGCCCAGGCCGCTGTTCAGTTGTTTGGTGGATTAGGACAGCCTCGAAAGCCAGCCACGACAAACTGCGTCTCAAGACCGTCGGTACTTGGAGGCTCTGTCAGCACGACGTGCTATTAACTGTTGTCCCTCTGATTTCATCCATCTAGTTCTTCTGCCCTAAAAACCCTCTGTTATTCGGCCCGTTTCGGATAGCAATCTTTTGCTTGCATGGATAGCAATCTTTTGCTAGGCTGTTTTTACAGTCAGGAAAGGAGAAATGGATCATGCTCTACGAAACCACGTCTTATTCAAACGGCTATCGCCAAATCTACGCAGTTGGCGCTCGACGCAGCAAAAACGACTCGCTCGAAATCATCGCTGAGTTCCGCGATGTAGCCGCTCCCGGATACAGCGCCGAAAAAGAAGCAGACATGTTATGCGAGCGTTTTACCGACTTTGTTCCGCTTGGTGATTCATGAAAATTAAATTCATCGGAATTGGGCGTAACAAACTTTCATGGGAAACGGAACTACCGAACGCGGCTGAAATAACAATTTGCCGAGAAGTGGAAGCCAAGCGCGCCCTTATGTCGCGCGACATTCAGGCAATCCACGACAACGAAACCAACTCAGGCCGTATCTACGCTGGCATGCGGCCTGTTGGAACTTATCAAGTGTGCGATGGTGGAGCATGAAACCGCCCACCCCCGCCTATCTCACCGACAAGACCGGCCGGATCATCGAGACGCTGATGATCTACGCCAAGGTTCCCAAGAAGGATGTCGCGGCCATGAACGGCACCGCGCAAGCGGCCACCGACGGGAAAGTATGGTGGACGCTGGAACAACCCCACCACGAACAGGAGCAGCACACATGACAGCACAATCAGGAATTGAAACCCTCGGCACCGGCATGTCGGTATTGGCAGAGCGCCCCATCCGCATCCCGGTCGGCGGCAAAGTCCGTTCCGGCATCAAGGTGCTTACATCCACCGCCAAGGCCAACGCCAAGGCGCAACCGATATACGACGCTGGGGTGAAGGCCGGAAAGCCGTGGGGCGTTATCGAGAAGGAACTGATACAGGCGTGCGGGTTCGAGAAGTCGCCGCTCGCGCCGAAGAACGTCCCCTACTTCACGGTGCGCCGTCAGGATTTCGTTGTCCCTGATTCTGCCGACCACATCATGAAACTGTACGGTTCAGAGGGCGCGGAGGGGTTTCACTTGTATCGCTTTCCGGTCGTGTTCCCGGTCGATGCATGGCCCGCGGTCATGCCGCACGGCCTCCACTGTTACACCCGCTCAGAACTGGTGTACTGGTCGGAGTATGGCCCGGACGGTAAACGCTACTGCTACATGCGCGCGCCAGTCGCCGTTGATCCAAGATCGAAACGCGCCTTGCGCCAGTTTGGCGGGCGCCAGGTGGTGTTGCGCGCCGAGCACGAAGGATTGTGCCTCCCGGAGAAGTGCCCTGAGTATCAGGCGCGCAAGTGCAACCTCGACGGATCATTCCTGTTCTACATCCCCGGCATCCCCGGCATGTCGGTCGTGGAGTTGCCGACGAAATCCTTTTACTCCCTCGACGCGGCGCGCAAGAAGCTAGAAATGGTGGCGCACCTGCGCGGCGGGAAAATCTCCGGAACCGTGGACGGAAAACCCATTTTTTTCATCACCAAGAAGCTCGACGAAGTGGTGATGCTCGATCCGGAAGGAAAACCCAAGCGCGTCAAACAGTGGCTTATCGTGCTGGAAGCCGACATCGACATGACGAGCGTGTTCAAGGCAAACGAACTGCCGGCGCTGCAAGCAGCCGGCGCTCAAGCCGTGGCCGCGCTCGAAGCCCCAGCCGAAAACGCCGTTGACGACGACGAGACAGAGGACGATGAAACGCCGCCAAACGCTCAAGCGCAGCTCCCTCCCATCGACAACGCCAAGGCGCAGATCATGACCGAGCGCCGGTATGTGAGCGAGGATCTAAAGGCGCTGGGCATCCCTATCGAGAAATTCTCGCTCTACGCTGTTTCCAAGTGGGGGGGGGACTGGTCGCGCACGCTCGAAGGGCTGGTGAAGGCGAAGGCTATGCTCCAGCAGGCGGCTGACGATCCGCAGACCATGGACGAGATACTGAATCATAAGTAGGGAGGAAACGTGGGACAGGCAAAAAATCGCGGCACGTTCGAGGAAAGAAAAGCGCAGGCGCTTTCCAAGGAACAAAACCTAACGCCGCTTGAGACTGTTTTAAAAAAGAAACGCCCGCGCCACAGCAATGCGCTGATGCTTGCGGCGGCGTTCGGTATCGCCGCTGCAACCAAGGAGAACAAATAATGGGACGGCCACTTTCACTTTACCGATGGGCCGAAGAACTCGGCCTGAACGAATCCACTATCTGCAACAGACTCGCGCGCGGCTGGACCGTGGCGCAGGCGCTCACTACTTCACCCAAAGGAGGTCGCTCATGTCAATCCGCCTGATGCACGCCAGCGATTTGCACTACTGCCAGAAGCATCTGGAATGGGTAGATAAGGCATTCGCGTTTGCCTGTGAGGATGCCGTCGCCAAAAAATCCGAAGTCGCCATTATCTCTGGCGACAGTTTTGACGCCGCCGTGCAACTGCACGAACCTGCCGTGGATGCCTACTTTCGGCGCATCCGAGACTTGGCCGATAAGATGCCGGTTTGTGTCCTCCAAGGGACATTTAGCCATGATCGCCCTGGCTCACTCACGCCGCTTCGCAGCATCGGCGGAAAATATCCGGTGCTGGTCGCAGACCGCATCGGGCAAGCCGCTTGGGACGGTAATAATTGGATTGAGTCGGAAGGCTGGACGTTCAACGAAATACCTGTCAACGCTCGCGTTGTCCTAAGCCTCCTTCCATCTATCAACAAGGCGGTGATTGCCGCCAGTGTTGGCGCGGAAAACGCCGGGGAACAGATTGGCGAACAAATCTACGCTTTATGTAGGGGGTGGTCGGTCGCCAACCTGAAAGCCCGTGGCCGAAATGTTCCGACCGTGCTTGTGACTCATGGAACGGTGAACGGGGCTATGACCGAGTGCGCGCACGCTCTCGTTTCTCCTGACCATGAATTTACCGCTGGCACGTTGTTCGCCGCCGAGGCGAGCGCCGTTTGCATCGGACACATCCACGCGCACCAGGACTTCGAGAAAGACGGTCGCCGTATCGCCTACCCCGGCAGCATCACGCACCTGATCTACGGCCACATGGCCGACACCGGCTATCTGTCATGGAACGTAGAAGCGGATCGCGCCGCCTTCGATTTTATCAAAACTCCATCCAAGACAATGATTGTTGTCGAATTTCCCGGAACTCCTGATATGGATGAATTGGCTCGAATCGCTGCCGAATCTGATGGGGCTTTCGTGAAAATTAAATTTTCCGTGGACGAAGAACACCGCCACGCCGTAGACAAAGCCGCCATCGCCAAGCTGTTCGAGGAGGCCGCAGAACTCAGCATCGAAGGCCGCGTCAACCCCATCCAGCGCAGCCGCAGCGAGGGCATGAACCGCGCCACGTCGCTGACTGAGAAGCTGGAGAAGTGGTGCGACGTCACACAGTCAGATAAGCCGCCGTTGGTATCGCGCCTTGCCGATCTGGAAGCCTACGACACCGACGAGATCGTGGCCGAAGTGTTCAAGGACGAGAAAGAAAAGGAGAAAGCAGCATGATCCCGCTCAAACTGACGTTAAAGAATTTCATCGGAATCAAGTCCGGCCTTGGCCGCGACGAGCTGACGCTGAACTTGGCTGACTTAACCGGAGGCGCGGAACTGGTCGCCCTGGTCGGCCCGAACGGCGCCGGCAAGTCAACGATCTTGGACAACCTCCATCCATTTCGCTTAATGCCAAGCCGCGCGGGCGGGTATTCGCCTCAGTCGTTCTCGTTCTACGAGAACGTCTACGGGGCGGACGCCAGCAAGGTGCTGGAATGGGAACATGACGGCCACCGCTACCGCTCGGAACTGATCTTTAAGCTGGGCGGCAAGACGAAGAAAACCGAAGCCTATTTGTTCGAGGAAATGGACGCGGGCGCCGCAGGGGTGAATGACGCGCCGGTAGTCCTCCCTGACGGCACGCGCAGCGACGGCAAGGCCGAAACCTATGACCGTTGCATCGAGCATATCCTTGGCACCCCGGAGATGTTCTTCTCCGCCGTGTTCGCCAGCCAGAACCGGCGCCCGCTGTCGAGCTACACCAATGGCGAGATCAAGGGGCTGTTGTCCGAACTGCTGGGCCTTGAGCATATCCGCGAGCTGGGCACCAAGGCGAACGACGTGTCCAAGGCGCTCCGTGCGCGCCTAGATGGGCTGCGCGAGGAATTGTTACGCGTGGAACAATTAGAGGCCGAGCGCGCCAGCGCCGAGGCTGGACTGGATGGTGACAAGGCCAGTATGTCCATGACCGCCCAAGCCAAGGCACAGGCCCGCATAGCCGTCACAGCCGCGTTAAAGCGTCTGGCCGACGTGAAGGCCGACTTGGGTTCCAGCGTTGAGGTAGAGGCCCACCGGGCGAGCCTGCAAGCCAGGTATAACGGAATCCAGCAAACCGCTGTAGGAACCCTACGGCAACTGGATACCGACATTCAGGACGAGCGTAGGCGCCTGACCGTCGCCAAGGCCGCGGCCGTCACCGAGCAGGACAACTTGAAGCGCCAGATAGCGGCACTGGAAGCGCAAATCGCCGACAACGAAAAGCTGATGGCGCGCAAGGCCGAGATTGAGGCAGCACAAAGCTCCTTGCCGATACTCGAACAGGAGGACGCTGACGCCACAGCAGCCCTGGACGCTGCCCGCGCCAAAGACATGGAGGCCCGGGCGCTGGTATCCGAGCAGACAAGCCTTAAAAGCCGCCTGAACGCCATCGCCAATGAAGGTAGAACGCTGGTCGCCACATGCGACAGCCTGAAAAACCGCGCCATCCTGATCGAGCAGGTGCCGTGCCAAGGGACTGAATTACAGCCGAAGTGCCCGCTACTGGCCGAGGCCATCACCGCGCGCGGCAAGATCCCGGAGGCGGAAACAACAGCCAAAACCAAGCGCGACGAATACAACAAAATCGCTGAGCGTGGCGCGGAAGTAGAAGGGTTGCTCAAGCAGATGGTGGGCACCGGCGCCGCCGTCAAGACCGCCGAGGACAAGAAGCAGCAGATCACCACCCGTATCAAAGCCGTCACCCAGGTCGCCGGGTTGGCGTCTGGACTATCCCAAGCGCAAAAGACGATAGATGTCGCCAAGGGCCAGAAGGACGGGATTTCTCAGACTCTATTGTCCAGCCGCAACCGAAACGAGGAAGCCGAGCGGGAAGCCACAGAACGGCTGAACGAGCTTGGCAACCGTCGCGCCGGAATCGAGATGCAGGCGAAGAAAGATCGTGACGCGGTGCAGATGGAGCTTGACGCCCTGCCACCGCCAGCCGATCACACTGTATTAGCCAGAACGGAAACAGAACTGGCGAACGCCGAGGCCACTCAGGCGGAGATTGACGAACAGGCCGACTCGCTCAACGCCAAGATCGCCGCCGGCAAGGAGCGGATACGTTCGCTGCTTGAGCAGATCGAGAAAGCCGGCGCGGTGCGCTCCAAGGCCACCGCTCTCGAATACGAGATCGCCCAATGGACGACGCTATCCAAGGCGCTTGGCAACGACGGCATCATCGCCCTATCCATCGACGACGCTGGGCCTACCCTGGCATCGCTGGCAAACGACCTGCTGGCATCCTGCTACGGCCCGCGCTTCTCGGTGCGGATATCGACACAGGAGGAAACACAGAAGGGCTCGATGAAGGAATCCTTCGACATCATCGTATTTGACGCCGAGCGCGACGACGAAAAGAGCGTCAGCCAGATGTCCGGCGGCGAGCGCATCTACATCAACGACGTACTGACGCGTGCGATTGCCTTATATCAGGCGCAGCTCAGTGGGCGGCAATACAGTTGCCTGTTCTCGGATGAATCCGACGGCGCGCTTGACCCGGAAAAGAAGCTGCAATTTACCGCCATGAAGCGCCGCGTCCTCGAGATCGGCGGCTACAAGAAGGAAATTTTCATATCGCACACTCCGGAAGTGCAGGAGTTGGCGGATGCGAAGATCGACTTGGAGGGGATGCGGCAATGAAACCAATAATAAAAGTTCTATTGAAATACTGGCGTCTTTATAAAGACGTTCCCGCTCAGGACGGTTGCGGCAATTTAATCAACACTGATCCAGGAGGATTTTCGATGATGACGAAAAAAGTTCTCGACGCATACGTCTGCCTCGATGTGTTGTCTATTGACGACATGCGGAGCTTATCGACAACAAAACTGCTCCGATTCGCCGGCCTATGCGCGCATTGGGCGGATTTATCTCAATCGGAACTCGGCAAGCGATCGAAGGGTACACAGAAAAAATGACACAAAACAAAGCATGGTGGATAACACAGGCGACGGCCATCGCAATCGGAATCCCTGTCTATATCTGGATGCTGTATCTGGACTGGAAGTGGGCTATCGCCATTTTCCTTTTCACGTTCGCCAATAATCTTAGTCAGACGGAGAGGTAACACAATGCTGATATTCACCAGAAAACCAGCCGAATCATTCCGCATCGGGGACGATATCAAAGTCACCGTGTTGGGCTTCGACAACAAGGGCGAAGTCCGCATTGGCATCGACGCGCCCAGCGAGGTCAAGGTTCACCGTACCGAAGTCTACGAGAAAATCCACAACACGAAGGAGCAAGGCAATGGCTAGAAACCGCGAGGCGCTTTTTTGGGCCAAAGTAAACAAACGCGGCAAGTGCTGGCTATGGACTGGATATATTGATCGAAAGGGTTATGGCGTATTTGGTATCGGTAGTCGCAAATTACAGAAAGCGCATCGCTATTCATATGAATTAAAACATGGGCCAATACCGAATGGTCTTACGCTGGATCATCTGTGTGGTACACGCAGTTGCGTCAATCCAGATCATCTTGAGCCGGTGACTAATGGTGAGAATGTACGACGAGGACATAACTGGATGCGCGACAAAACACATTGCAAGCGCGGCCATCCGCTTTCCGGTAAAAATCTTTATGTATGCCCGCGCGGCAGACGTGAATGTCGTATCTGTCGCCGAGCTGCTACGCACAGACTTCAAAACAGGAGAAAAACATGAGCAGAGGAATAAACAAAGTAATACTGATCGGAAATTGTGGGCGAGATCCTGAAATTCGCTACACCCCTGACGGAAAAGCGGTGGCGAACGTATCGCTGGCAACGTCTGAGTCCTGGAAGGACAAGAACAGCGGCGAGAAGGTCGAGAAAACCGAGTGGCATAATCTGGTGTTTTGGGGAAAGCTCGCGGAGATCGTCGGCGAGTACGTCAAGAAGGGCGGCCAGATATATGTCGAAGGCAAACTCCACACCGAGAAGTGGCAGGACAAGGAAGGGAAAGACCGCTACACCACCAAGATCACCTGCGACCAGATGCTTCTGCTGGGCGGACGTGGCGGCAGTGCGGCGGCGGGGCCGGATAGCGAGCCGGAACAGGCGGCGCCAGCTACTACCGCGAGGCCGAAATCAACGGCGGCATCCGCTCAGACGCCAGACTTCGACGACGATATTCCTTTTTGATCCATGGTCAAGACCATCATTATCAGCGTTTGCGTACTGTTGGGGATGGCGGGGATTATCTTTGCTGGATTGGTTTGGTGGCTTAACAGAGTTTTCAAAAATTGGACTTGGAACGATTGGTAACAATGACACGTTCGGCCAGTGCGGTACGGGAAGCCATGGATCGGCGTCACCAGAAACGTGACGCTGCCGTGAATCACTACGGCATGGAGAAAAAAGCAAGAGACGTATGGTGTGAATTAAACACGAAACGATTTGAAGGAATCCTCCGCAAGCCATGGAGACTAACGACATGACAAAAGTTCTACAAATATCGCCTACCTTGGCGCTCCCATTGGAAGCCATCACGGAGAAGCAAGCCTTTCTTGGGCGAACCGGCCAGGGTAAATCTTACGCCGCGCAAAAGGAGGCCGAACTGATGCTGGACATCGGCGCCCAGGTGATCGCGCTTGATCCGGTCGGGATCTGGTGGGGGCTGCGCCTCAAGGCGAACGGGAAATCTCCCGGCTACCAGATACCCGTGTTCGGTGGCCTGCATGGCGACATTCCCATCGAGCCCGGCGCCGGCAAGATCATCGCGGACACGGTGGTTGACCGTAACATTTCGGCCATCATCGACGTGAGCCAATTCGAGTCTGATACCGACAAGGCGCGATTTGCCACCGACTTCGCTAATCGGTTCTTCTTCCGCAAGAAGCAAAAGCCATCGGCGTGCCACCTGTTCCTTGAGGAAGCGCAGGAATTTGTGCCGCAGAACCCGCAGAAAGAAGAAGGCCGCATGCTGCACGCCTATACCCGGTTGTTCAAGATCGGGCGCAATTTTGGCGTAGGCGGTTCGCTCATTTCCCAGCGCCCCCAGGAGGTAAACAAGAAAGTCCTGAATCTGGCTGAGATTCTTTTCGTGTTCCAGCTCACCGGCCCGCAGGAGCGCAAGACGGTGGAATGGTGGATCGCGGAGCATGATATCGACGAGGACATATCCAGCGAACTGACCAAGCTCGAGCGCGGCCACCCGCACGTCTGGAGCCCTGCCCTTCTGAAAGTGTCCAAGGTCATACACATATCCAAGAAGGACACGTTCGATGCGTCGTCCACGCCTAAGTTTGGCGCCAATGCCGAGGAGGCCCGAGAACTGGCGCCGATTGATATCGAGAACCTACGCAAATCCATGGCGGCCACCATCGAGAAGGCTAAGGCGGACGATCCGCGGGAACTGCGAAAGGAGATCAATGCGCTCCAGGCGCAGCTAAAGCGTGTGCCGGCGCCAGCGGTCGGCAAGACGGAGATCAAGCGCGTCGAGGTTCCGGTGCTTCGTAAAGGTGAACTCAATCTGCTCAAACGGTTTATCGGGATCATCGAGGCAAGCGCGAAACACTACAACGACTCCAAGCACACCATGGAGTCGGCGTTAGAGAACGCGCAGACACTTGTAGGGGATCTGCGGAAACTGGTTGAGCCTCCCGCTCCACCGGTATCGGAAACCATAAAGGCTATCCGTGAGGCCGCTCCACACGTTGTCCGTAACGCAAAAGAAATCAGACAAATGCAAGAGGACATGAAGAACAGCGCGGCAAGTAAGTTCCCTACATCAAAAGATATGAATAAAAACTGGCCCGGTGTAATGCCTGGGTTGCACCCAGCCGGGGCCAAGATGCTGGAAGTCCTAATGCGAAACCACCCTACGCTTTACACCTGGGCGGACGTAGCGACCATGACCGGGCTTGTCACCGGAAACGGGTATTTCAATGCGGCCAGAAAGTCGCTGATCGAATCCGGCCTTGTCGTGGTGGAAAGTGGTCGAGTTGCTTCGGTGAAGCCGCACCCGGAAATAATCGACCGGATCGGGCCTAGCGACATATTCGTACTCTGGAAAGGGAAGTTAAGTGCGCCATCACCGCAGATGTTGGAGGTTATATTCGAGCGCCGCGCGGTTGGTATCAAAGAATTATCTGATGCCATTGGCGTTAAACCCGGTAATGGCTACTGGAATACTGGAGTTAGAAAGTTGATAGATGCTGGACTGGTTGAGCGCCTAGACGGCGGCCAAACGATTCGACTTACGGAACTGCTGGCGCTGTCATGAAAGAACGCCCCATCCTATTCAGCGCCCCCATGGTCCGCGCCATCCTCGAAGGACGCAAGAGCATGACGCGGAGGATTGTGAAGCCACGGCCACCTTCTACGCGGCGCGGACATCCTTGGTGCAGCATGGAAGATTTAATCGCGGGCTGCAAATACGGCATCCCCGGCGACCAGCTTTGGGTGAGGGAGACATGCAGGGCAAAAGAACTTAACGAGAAGGAAGCCGAAAAACAACTGGAAATAACCGAAGAAGAATATCCAGAATATGGGTTAATTGATGGTGTTCTTTATCTAGCAGATGATTACTTTCGTCTAATCGAAAATTCAATCAAAGCAAGTGAACAATGGTTGGAGTTGAATTGTTATAGGGGCAAGAGAGGCGCGACTGTATCCCCAATCCATATGCCCCGTTGGGCCTCCCGCATCCTCTTGGAGATCACGAACGTCAGGGTGGAGCGGTTGCAGGAGATAACCCCGGAAGATGCGGAGGCGGAAGGGTGTAAGAAAATCAGCAAAGACGGCAAGCTGTACAAATACGGTATCCCCGACCGAGACGGATTACCGGGCGAAGATGATATTGGTTGGCCATGGCATCTATGGCGCATCAATCCCGTAGATGCCTACGAAGCTCTATGGGAATCCATCAACGGCCCCGGATCATGGGGAGCGAACCCCTGGGTGTGGGTGGTGGAGTTTAAGAGGGTGAAGCCATGAGCGATAAATCAGGCATCGAGTGGACAGACGCCACCTGGAATCCGGTTACCGGCTGCAGCAAGGTTAGCCAGGGCTGCAAGAACTGTTACGCCGAACGCGAGTGGGCGCGCATTGCGGCGCCGCGTGATAGGTGCAAGCCTAACCGCTATACAGGACGCGCTTTCACGGATGTTGCGTGCCACCCTGATCTGCTGGACAGGCCATTACGCTGGCGGAAGCCGCGCAGGATTTTTGTCAACAGCATGAGCGATCTGTTCCACGAGTCTGTACCTTTCGAGTTTATCGCCAGCGTGTTCGCCATCATGGGCGTGACGACACGGCACATCTATCAAATATTAACGAAGCGTCCCGAGCGGATGCTGGAATTCTTCAAGTGGGTACATGAAGAAGCCGGGGCGCACGAGTTTTGCGCTGATGAGCGCATCTTCGATCACTTCCCCAAGGACATCCCGTGGGAGGGTATTAATTCAACCGGTCACGGCTACGACAACTGCGGGCCGTTGTATCCGTATGAGAACGTCTGGATTGGCGTATCGGTCGAGGACCAGGCCACCGCCGACGAACGTATCCCGTTGCTGCTCCAGACACCGGCGGCGGTGCGGTGGGTCAGCGCCGAGCCGCTGCTCGGGCCGATTGATTTTGTAAATCACTTCGGAATAGGAAATAACAGGCCAGTCATTGATTGGTGTGTGGTTGGCGGCGAGAGCGGCCCGCAGGCACGACCGATGAATGTCCAGTGGGTCCGCGACATCATCCTGCAATGCCATGCCGCTGACGTGCCGGTATTCGTCAAACAACTTGGGGCGCGGCCCGGATTCAGGTTAGAGGATGAAGAACGGCGCGGAAATACGATGCCGTCCTTCCATCATTTCGATAAAGAAGCCGGTCTTTACATCAAGGCCATGGATGACCGCAAAGGCGGCGATATGAGCGAGTGGCCAGAGGATCTTCGGGTAAGGGAGTACCCTAATGATTAAGGCAACTACACTGGCTTATCTCGCTGGCGCCATAGATGCGGATGGTTACATAACTATCACGCGCAGTCTCCGTAAAAAAGGAAAACGGTATACGCATGCACCGACTTACTACCATCCGAGAATAGGATTTACGTCCACAGAGCAGATCGTTCCTGATCTGCTACAAAAAACGTAAGGAAGTGGCATGACCAGCATGAAGGACAAGATAGAGGAACTTGTCGATGTGTTGTCGTTCAACCTCTGGTGGCTATGGCGCCGGTTCTTGTGTCTGTTCGGCGCGCACCGGATGGTGACAACGTGGGGCTTTGGCGAGGCGCGCTCGCTCGGCGGCGAGTATGTCCATAAATGGACGAATCCAGAAATAACTAGATGCGCTGTCTGTGGGAAAAAATCTGCCTGATGTTCCTGACCACCCAAGAACTTCAATCCCTAACCCATCGCGTACGCCCGTCGGCGCAGCTCCGGGCTTTGCGTTATATGGGGATTGAGGCGCGCCAGCGCCCTGACGGTTCTGTGGCTGTACTTCGCACGGCGGTCGAGGTTAGCATGGGCGGAGATACATCCAAGAAAAAGATGCGCGCCATAAACCCCGACTGGAAAGCCCTCGATGCCGCGCTCACGCCGCGCTGAGAATCGTGGTCTGCCGGCGCGATGGCGTTATCTGCACGGCGCGTACTACTACGAAGTTCCCCCAGGACAGGAAGCGGCATGGGACGGCAAGCGCCGTCTGTTCAGGCTTGGCAAGACGTTGCCAGAGGCGCATCGGGAGTGGGCGGCGCGGCTGGATGTCTTTGCAGACGCCAAGACCATGGGCGAACTCCTCGATCGCTACGCGCTGGAGGAAGTGCCAAAGAAGGGGCCGAAGGCGCAGCGGGAACAGCCGAAGCAGATAGCGAGACTCAAGGCGGCGTTTGGGCGCATGCCTATCACTGGTTTCGGATTGGTTCATGCTTATCAGTATCAGGACAAGCGCGGCAAGAAAACCCCCACCGCTGCCAACCGCGAGCTTGAAATCCTCTCCCATGTATTCACTAAGGCGATCAAGTGGGGTTACACCACCGTTCACCCCTTTCGTATCGGCAAGTTCGAGAAGTTGCCCTATGTGCCGCGGGATCGGCATGTCGAGGATTGGGAAGTACAGGCGGCCATGACCTACGCGCTACAGATGCGCCAGAAGCGCATCGGGCGGATGCTGCACGCCTACACGCGCTTGAAACTGCTGACCGGCAGGCGACGCAGCGAGATCCTGCGCATGCGAGAGAAGGAGGACTTGCAGGACGATGGAGTACATTTCACGCTTACCAAAACCAAACGCAAGACCGGCGTGCGCACGATCATCATGCCGTGGACCGACGCCATGCGGGAGGCCGTCAACGACGCCCTGGCGGCCCGTCCGGTGGATATTGCCCCATGGGTATTCTGTACCCGCAAAGGGAAGCCCTACATCACGGCAGACGCCGAGACACGGGCCTTCGACAGCCTATGGCAGCGGTTTATGCGGGGGATGGTGAAGGCGAAGGTGTTGAAACAGGTATTCCATGAACACGACTTGAGGGCCAAAGCGGGGACAGACGCAGAAAGCATTGAGCGTGCGCAGAACCTTCTGCAGCACAGCGACAAGCGCACCACAACCAGAATCTACCGGAGGAAACCGGAGACGGTGAAGCCGACGCGATGATCGAATCGTACAACGCCGGTTGAATCGTACAACGCCATTTTTCATGGCGCTGAAAACATCTTAAAAATGGTGCGCCCGGAGAGATTCGAACTCCCGACCACCTGGTTCGTAGCCAGTCATTCTATAGGCGTATTAATGTGACGAAACAGAAACTTATGATCAGACGTTGTACGATAAATTCCAATTTTATCATTATATAAGTGCCTGATATTTCGTGATGTGGTTAGATGCAATCGTACATCTCATAACGCAGAATTGGAGAATCAAAATGCATGAATACATGAGAAGGCTAAACAAAGCCATTAGTGATGCCATCATTGATAAAGGCTCTGTCGCACAAGCAATCGTTGAACATGATAATTATTGTGGAATTTATAAAGGAGCGGAATGTAATTGTGACCCTGATATAACTATACATACTGACAAAGGAGACGTCAGCGTCCTGCAAGACGGAACTGTTATATCTAAACATGGCGCCTAACGCTTCTCCGAATCACCACCCAAGGGCGGCCCGCACCCCAACAAACACTTGCCCCTGAGTATCAGCCTGAACCTTCACCCCCAACCGTACCGCCTTGACCTGATAGAAGTCCTCGGCCAGCTCGAGTTGCCCGACGATCTTACTGTCCTTGAAACCGCTGGAAAACGCTATTTCTCCGGATCTGCGGGAAGCGAACCACGGCAACGGAACCGGGCGCACGAATAACTCGGTAACGCCGGTTGACGTGTCCGTGACCGCGGACACGGTTTGCTCGTGGTGGCTGGGCGGCGTAGTGATGGCGGCCACGATATGCTTGTTGGGATCTTCCACGACCGGCGCAGGCAAGTGCAGTTTCGATTTTGCCGCCCTGGGATAGACTTGAAGCGTCGTGCAGGGAACTGCGGTCGTTGTCTCGCCCGCGATCTCCTTGGCAATCACCCCAGGCACCGCCGGCGTCAGAGACAGATACCACTGGTATCCGAAGAAACAGGCGACAACAAGCAAGGCGCCGGTTAGGGCGCCGATACCGAACAGTTTAAATTGGCTCATGGCGCATTACTCTTTTCAGTCCATTCGCGGCCCAGCCAGATCGCCAAGATCATCGCCACCCCGCCGGCATATTCAGTAACGGAAGTAGCCGGCATCCCGACGAACCCGCCCAAGGCGAAACGGAGAGTTACCAGCGTCCAGGACACGCCGACGAACATCAGCGTAGACGATTCACGATCGCGCGAGTCTTTAATCGTAGGTAGTTTCATGATTTCCCCTTGAAGAAACGGAAATAAGCCTGCCGGACACCCGGCACATCTACCTCCTGCAGCGCTACCGCCCACGAAGGTACGGCTCCTGCCGGCTGCATGGTGATCGGAGAATAGTAGTATTCCGCGCCATCCGTCGTATCCGTCCAATCGCGTTGTATCCAGTTAAAACAGCGTTCGACGTGCGCCGGCATCCATTTGCCGGACATGGCTCGACGCCAATACTCCTCGCGGCACACCGCGGAGAACTGGTTTTTCTGCAAGACGACTTCCACGATGGAAAGCGCCCGCTGTTTTGCCCGGTTCCGCATCACGTCTATGACGGCGCGAAACTCGGGATCCGGGGAATCTGGCGGGACTTCGGTCGCCACGACGACGGCCACCACATGAAGCTGGAACAACCCGCGTATTTCGGGGTAGGTCAGCACCCTATACCTTCCTGGCCGCTATGCGCGCCGCCTGGGCCATGTTCCTGCTATTCACTTCCGCCGCTTCATGGAAGCAGATCATAGCGCGGTGGTATTCTGCATCCTGAACGTGCGCGGAGGCCATGCTGAGGAATTTTGCCGAGCGCGTGTAGCGGGTAAAACCGAGCATATAGTTCCTTATGGCCTTTATCATGCAAGCATCTCCCCACAATGACCTTTATCCCAAGGGGTCAGCAGGTACTTACAGATAAAGTATGCTGCGAGATATCGTTTCCCGAATTTTTGTTTGATGTAGCGCCTCATGCGTCCGGTAAATAGCTCACTCAGATCGGAAGGCTTGTCATTGAACGGAATAGTGCTCAGCATGTTCAGAAGCCAGTCGAGCGGCATGCCGGGGATCAGGAAGATATACCCCAGCACCGTCAGCAGCATGTAAAGCGGGGTTTCGCTTTGTGTTTTCTCGCGCTTCTTCTTGATCGAAAACACGGCGACGTAGCACAGATAGGTGGCAAAGAAAACAGAGACGTACCACTTCGCAAACCACCACAGGCCGGCGACGACGGCGACAACGGCGAGCGTTCGAGTTATGCGAATCAATATATCTTTCATGGCAAGACGTCCTTACCTTGGCTTTCCGCGGGAGATTCCTTGCTGGACGGAACTTGCTTGGCTTGGCTCGTTGCTTGATATCCCTGCCAGGTGAGCGTACCAATCCCGGTCAATGCTGAAATGATTAAAAATCCGATCACGTTCTTCTTCACCGATATCCATATCTCCTGCTTGCGCTGTTCCTTCTGACGCAGGATATCTATGAAAACGTGGTCGGCGGCATGCTTCTCGGCCTCGACACGGTTCCGCTGGTCAAGCACTTCCCCGACCGTTTCATGTATGAGCGTTTTTAGTTCTGCGCTGTCCATGCCTTCTCCCTCGATTAAAAATGGCTTTCCGGTTTCGGTTGTCATGGGTATCATCCGCCTATGTTCGAGCGAATCGTCCACTGGCTCGTGTTCATTTCAATCGTTGCGGCCATGCTGTCCATGGCCATCCAGATATTTTCTACCGGAGTAATTTCAGAACCTTGCTGCTTGGCTCACTTGCCGGGCTAACTTGTCCTGATTCTCCCGAATCTTGTTGATCCTATCCCGCTTCTCGTCAGGCGAAATGTCGCTGTTTTCAATGCGCCGGCGCATCTGGTTTAGTTTCGTCTGCTCCCGCTTGACCCTCTCGATAACACGGTACTTGCCGATAACATCACGGTTTTCCGTGAAGTAGTCCTTGGCCTCGACAGACTTCCCTTCCTTAATCATTTCCTTCCATGTGCCGTAGGCTTCTTCGATGATCTTCGCCTGATCGTACATCTGCGTGACATAGCGGCTGGGGGCGCCCTCGGTTTCAGATACCAGCCCTCCGGTAGCGACTTTCCAGTAATCGGACGCCGGACGGGATGGTTCTGAACTGGCGGATCTCGCCAACATATCGGCGCTTCCGACCACAAACGAACCCAGCCATGAGAAGTAGCCGCGCACCAGATGGTCAACCTGAACCGGGGACAGGAAGTGCCCGCCGGTCAGGGCGTTTCCCGCGGTGCTGGCGGCACGCGCCGGCATGCTGGTGCTTTGACGGAAGCGGTAGTCAGGCGCCAGCCTTTCCATGCCCATTGACTCAATCGGGCGCCCGGTGAAGCTGTCCACGTTGGCGTAGATGTCGATCAGCGGTTTGGCGAGCTGGGGGATGGGGTTCATGCTCAAGTTATCGGACAACACCGCGCCAAGACGATTCATAAAGCGCCTGCCGGTCATTTCGTCGCTGGTCATGAGTTCCGCCCCGCGCTCCGCCAGGGTGGCAATCGCGCCTATTTCAAACGGCTTCGGGATACGGAAGGCAACGCCGCCGAGCTTGAACCACCAGTAATTGTCCCGATCCCAATCCTCACGCTTCTTCCAATCGTCGTCATCGGCATATCCAGCCATCAGGGCGACGGAGAACAGAGCGGTGGCGCCGAGTACAGTGGCGAACCGAGCTGGATCTTCCTTGGCCGAACGACCGAGTTTATACAAGCCCTGCGCGCGAGCGTTCATGAACGGGACAACCTGCGTCAAGAAGCGTATGCCAGTCCAAGAACCACGCATCGAGAAGTCGAGCAGGTCGCGGGCCGCCAAGGAGGCTTCGGCATGGCCTACGCCTTTGCGGATCATCCGGTCATAGAGCGCCATGCGGTTTATTTCTTCGCCGCGGTTCCCCAGCTCGTTGTAGGCGGAAACAGCCGGTTCGAGATACTTGTCGTAGAACGCACGAACCTTCGATTCATTGTCCAGGATGTGCTCGTCCTTGGCCCCCTGCTTAATGAGCTGGCGGGTACGGGCGGCCTCGTTGCTTTCCAGCATGGTGCCGAAGCGGATCAGGCCACCGCCGGCCATGGCCGAGACGTACTCCTGCCGCTCGCGGTGCGTCAGCTTGTATCCCTTGCTCACGTTGCCCAGCACGTTGTAGCTCAGATCCGCCGTGGCAACCGCCTGCATTGAGTCACGAATCAGGTTGCGTATCTTGAAGAACGGCGAAGCGGTGACGCCAATGGTCAACCAGTGCTTGAACGACGACAGCGCATCCATGGCGGGCCCACGCAGGCCGGCGTATTCCAGCGCAGAAATAGCCGTCAGAATGTATGGATCACTGACCTTGTAGACGGCCTTCTTGCCGTCTTTCATGTACCAGACGGTATCCTTCTCGCCCCAGGTGGCTTCACGAGCTACCCCGGCCAGCGCCGCCGCCTCGATGGTGGCTTCGGCAGCGCGGTTCTTGGCAGCAGCGTCAATCAGGTGCGCCCAATTCATCAGGGTATTCGACATCAGATCATTCAATGCCTGTTCTCCGCCCTTGAGCTTCTTGAACGCCTCCTGACGGATAACCCCGGATTTGATATTCATGCCACGCACGCCGCCGTCCTTCTCCTCCTCGACTCGGTAGAAGGGAACGTAGAACTCGCGCTCCCACAGGCTCCGGCTTTCTCCGTCAATCAGTCCAGATTGCTCGGCCATGTCCAACACGTTCTTGTTGAACTCGTTGAACTTTTTGTGGCTGTCCCGATAGATCAGCGTGCGGTCGCGGGTGACAGTGCCGTTTTCAAGGGTGTAGTCAAAGGCCGTCGTGCCCTGATCCAACGACTTGAAGGCGGCGATATCCTCCGGGGAAAACAGGTGTTCCCGATCTTCTGCAGCAAGCTGCTCGGCACGGTTGCCGGCGATCCAGCGCAGGAAGTCCGTGCTTTCCCGGCCCAGCGGAATGAACACGCGATCCAGCACACCGCCACTAATGTCAGCATCGTAGGCGCCATCGCGCAACGACAGCTTGCCATGCTTCATCAGCGCCTCGAAGGCGCCGGTGGCTCCCTTGGATAAGCGGAGCAAGGTGTAAGCCCTACTGCTGATGTCTTTGACCGGCGCAAACTGGTCAACGAGCCCTTGCGCGAGGCGCTTCCAAGCGTCCTTGTGGATAGCCTGGGCGGATTCTTGAATGGTTTTTTTCGTGACAATCGAGCCGGTACGGCGCATGGCATCGCGCTGTTCCGGGGTGTACTGCCGGCCCGAGTCGCCAATCACGCGCTCGCGATCTGCGGTGGTCATGGCGAACATGGTGCCGGTGTCTTGCTGGGCCGCCGTAAACCCATATTCCATGATGCGGTGATTCTCGGCGTAGTCGCTGAGCGCCTGGCCGGCGGCATCGCGCATACGCTCCACGTCGCGGAAATACTCGGACGACCTGTAGCTGCCAACGCCCAAGCGGCCTTTTGCCATCGTGAGCAGGCGACGCAGGTAGTCGTACACCATCCGGGCCAGATCGAGGAATGTTTCAGGTTCGGTTTTTGCCAGCTTCGACCAGAAATCCGGGCGCGCGAACTGGTCGCCCACGAAATTGGCAAGCATTTCTTCGTGTACCTTATCCAGCTCCGGCGCTCTCAGCAGTTTGTTACGGGCGGCAAACTTCGTCAGCAACGTACCAAATTCCTGCACGGCCTCCTGATCGAACTCCTGCTTGGCGATCTGGTACAGGCGATAGTAAATGTCCGGGCGTTCTTTCCGCAGCAGGTGTAGCAGCTCATGGCCGGTGACATACACGAACGGCTGCTTATGCTCGACGTTAACGTAGATGTTCTTGGTATCCGCTCCGGTAGCCAGGCCACCGAACTTGATCGTGTCGGGGATGTTATTGCGGAAAAAGACGACATCCTTCCCAAAAATCTTCTTGACCGCCTCGGCTACTCCACGAAAGGACTCAGGCAATCCGGCATCGGTAAAGGAGCCTTCTTCGAGCGTTTTCCCGGTCGCGCGCTGGACGGCTTCACGCAGCGTTTTGATGGCGGGCGTTTCTTTCTCTTTGACATAGGACTTGGCTTTCGTCTCCGTGGCGCCAGTTTGCTCGAACATCGGCTGGCCTTGCATGGCACTATCGCGCATCGCTGGCGTGATGTCGATGGAATGAACAGGTGTTGGCTCAATTCGTAGATTTTTGTCTAACGGTTGTTCGCCTTGAATGATGTTAGTTTCACCAACCTTCCCGCCCCACTTCTTGACGTACTTATTGACCTCGTTCGGGAGCATTTGGTCGTAGAAGCCTTTCATGCCTTCGCCGCCGACTTTGAGGTCGAGTCCGTTATACACCATTGTTCTATCCGGTGATTCTGTGGTTTCTTTAATAATACGTTCCGCAAGGTCCTTACCTACGACATCCGGTATATCACGCTCCCCATAAACATTATTGAGTATTTCCGCCCCCCTACCATCGCGCATGATGTTGTTACGTGCTGAAATACGATAATTACCGTCTGATATTTTTTTAGCTGTTACTTGGCTAATTTGTTTACTCAGATCATACCGATCCGCCTGCTGCTCTCCGGTTGTCCACGCGATGCGGTCGTAGCCATTATCGGCGGCGTAGCGGATCATGCGGCGCATGGCGAGCATGGGCCATGTGGTCTTGAAGGGGGCGTCAGGAACTGCATGTCCTGTCTCTTTCCATCCAGCAGGCAAATAGCCTTCCTTCCTTCCCTTCTGGTGCCAATCGCTCTGCACTTCCTCGATGAACAGCACGCGCTTGCCATCGGTGTCGGTACGGTCGTTGAAGCGGATGTGGGCGACGATGTTGGACTCGTCGAAGTGATTGGATCTGAATTCACTGGTAATCATCGGATTACCTTCTGTGTGCCCACGATCCATTGCCTCGGTAATAGACTCGCCTTCTCTCGGCGCAATAACAGACTGCGGCAACGTCAGCAGCAACTCGTGGTAGTTTTTTCCTCCGGGAAGCGTGTAGTTCTCAAATGTGGTTTCCGCTGCGGCGCTGGCGATCTCGGAAAGCTCCTTGACCCGGATGGCTTTCAGGCGCAGGGCTTCGGGCATCCCTTTGAAATTATCTTCTGCCGAATATACCTTAGCGAATCTCGCATCTTCCTCCTGCCGTTCCGCTGGATACTCGAAGCCGGTAAGAATGTCGTACTCGTCCGTGACGACATTCGCCTCCCATTGGGCGTTGTACCCCTGCATCTCGATAGTGCCAAGCAGTTCGCGGATTTCGGCAACGGCTTCGGTGCCGCCCTTGGTGGCTCGCATGACATCGGTAACTTTAATTTCATTGGCGCGCAGGAAGTCAACGATCTGCTGTTTCGTGACCTTTCCGGTCTGGCCGTCCAGCCAATCGTTGACGCCCGACCATTCGATTTCTTCCTTCTTAACGCCTTTCTTCCACATATTATTGATGGCGGATTTCCACATTCCAGGGGGCGCTGTATTAGTTCTGAGCGCCTCCACGCTGGTAGTCAGGGCGGAGTAGAACGTCGGCCCCGGCGTTACGTCCATGGAGAAGTCGGCGGTATGAGTGCCGCGCGCTTCTTTGGCGAGCGCCAGTTCTTCCTTCATGGCTGGCGTCATTTCAATGGCGCCGCCGGAGGCTTGCAGACGCGTGACGACCTCGCGGTGCTTAACCCGGGCCTCGGCCAGTGTGTCCTTCCTCGAGAACGGCTTTTTAACTTCTACTTGGGCCTTCGCAAGTTCTTCCTTCTCGCGCGCCAGGTCGCGCTGAGCCTGCGCCTTGTCGCCGTCCAGTCCGGTCAGTTCGTTGTCGATGCGGATCAGGAACCCGGACGGGCTGAACTTGTTTTTATCGGCGTCGTAAACGGCGTTCGTCTGCCAGTCCTTCCCGTTGAGCGATAGCTTTCCGTACAAGATTCCCTTGTCAGTTCCGCGCTGGAACCCGAACTGGACGCCTCTATACGTTCCGGCCGGGACGACAGCCTGCGAGGCGCTGGCGTAGGCGTCACCAATCTTCGTGACCATGGGGCCGCCGATTTCCTTGCGCTCGGTAAACGTCTTACCACCAATCTCAACCTTGAACGGGTCGATGGGATTTTTGTCGCGCACGGATGTCCAGGCGTTGATACCTTCAATACGTCCGGCGTAGCGTTCGTCTGACTTTTCGAGCTGCTGGATGCGCCGCTGCAGGTCGAACGTGGTACGCATGTAATTCTGTTCCTGCGCCTCCAGGCTGCTGATCTCGTTGCGGAGCTTTATTTCGTCCAGAATCAACGGGTTTCCAGAGGCGGCGGCCTTCATGTCGGCGGCGCTGGCGGCCTCCCCGGAGATGTCGTCAATCGTGCGCGAAGTTTCGTCAGCATGGCGCAGTTGCTCCACGCCTCGGGCCTTATGCTCGATGATCTGCCACATGCGCGTGTCGTAGGTTTGCTTCGTGGCGTAGCGGAACTCCTCTATTTCAAATCCGTCTGGATCGCGCTCATAGAGCTTGTTGCCCTGGCGGATGATGCGACCGTTGCGCTGTTCGAGATCCGACGGGCGCCACGGTGCATCCAAATGATGCACGGCCACCAGACGATCCTGCGCGTTCATGCCGGCGCCCATCTTCTGTGTTGAACCGAGTAGCACGCGAATCGTGCCGTCACGCACCGCTTGGAAAAGTTTGTTCTTCTGGTTGGCCGTATGGTAGTCGTGGATAAAGGCGATCTCTCTTTCCGGTATTCCCTTGGCGATCAACTTGGCCTTTACGTCGTCGTAGACGGAGAATGTCGATCTCGACGACAAGGCGAACAAGCTGGCGAGGTCTACGCTGTCATCCTCGGCGTCGGTGGTGTCGCTGTCGGAACTATCGTCAACGATTTCGTTGGCGTCCTTCCAGTCCTGTATTTCTTCTTCTGTCAGCGGGCTGGAATCAACGCGAGACTCAATGAGTTTTTCTTCCGTAATCGCGTTTAACTTGGTTCTGGCGTCGGAAACATTGTCCGCCATGATCCCGGTGAAGCCGCGCGTTATGGCGTCGTAAACGTAGACGCGTTTATCGGTCTTTTTGTTGTTCTTGTGGATCAGGAATACGGCGCCCTCGATACCGTCAACAATGTGCATTACCGCCTTCACTTCCTTGAGCGCGCCGGCGTTGTCCTTGTCCCGCACCCAAACCTTCCGTTCTTGCGATTGCGCCGTGGCCTTGGCGGATTTCGGCACGGACAGATCGCAGAATACGAGCTGCGCCCCTTTGTCGGCCTTCCACTTCGCATGCACCCCAACGATCTTATCTATCGCCTGATTGATCTTCGAGCCGGAGAAGTCGGCGGCATTGGCGTCAATCAGGCGGAAGTCTAACCCCGCCTTGCGGGCTTCATTGGTGATCGACAGAGCATTGATCTTGCCATTGCTGTCCTTGGTGAGTCTCCGCAGGTTCTCGAATTTCCACAGAATCGAACCTTCGTTATAGTTAATAACGGGTTCATTCATGAGCTGACGACGTGAGTGATCCGCCTCGGCCTTGGTGTCGAACGGGCCGGAAATGCTTTGAGCATGCTCGCCTAAGACGTGGTATTTCTCCGTCTCGCTATTCAACTCCACCGTCAGGTTGTCGTGGTTGAACTTGATCTTGTTATTCAGGTCGCGGGCAAAGGTCGGGACACCGAAGAACTTGGTCTGATCCGGCGAGCGTTCCGCGACGATAAGCTGCGGCTTCCCCCCCTTCATCTTGGGAACCGGGAATACCTTGCCTTCGGCCTTGGCCTGGGCCTTCAAATCGTCAAGAGTCACAACGTCGGCCACCTTGCGGTACAGCGTCATCAGCTCCGGCATGTTGACAAACTTGGCAAACCGGGTTGCCAGACGATAGCCATTGCCGGACGGGTGGACTTCGTACACTTGCTGCACGTCACCGAAAGCGCGCGCCCAGGCATCAAGCAGGTGCATGTCGCGGGATTTCAGGTCGTCGTACATGAGATACCGCTGCATCGTGTACATCTCGACCAGCGAATTGCTGATTGGAGTGCCGGTGGCGAAGATCGTGGTGCCCTTGCCGCCGAAACGGGTCTGTAGGTATCGGGTTTTGACGAACAGATCGAAGGCGCGGCCCGAGCCGGCCGGATTGCCTAAACCGGCTACCCCCTTCATGGAGGAGATAAAGAACAGGTTTTTGAAAATGTGCGCCTCGTCCACCGACAGGGCATCGGCGCCCAGCTCGTCGAACGTCACTACCCTATCGCGGGCGCCAGCCTTGGCGTTGGCTTTTGCTAATTTCGCTTCCAGATTTTCCTTGATGCGCTCCATATCGCGGATAACATTCCGGTCGCCACGATCATCCTTCATCTGGCGCACGGCGTCGGTCAGCTCCCGGAGCATTTCATTCAGGATTTCTGTTTCCTGCTGCGCGGGCATCCCGATCTTCGTGAACGACGAATGAGCGACGATAACCGCGTCCCAATCGCCGGTAGCGATACGGGAGAATAGGCGCTGGCGATTGGCTTTCTCGAAGTCCTTTTCCGTGGCGGCGAGGATGTTGGCCGAGGGATACAGGTGGTAGAACTCGTCGCGCCACTGGCGCACCAGATGGTTCGGCACGGTAAAGATTGGCTTGCGGGCCAGTCCCAAGCGCCGCATTTCCATCGCCGCGGCCACCATAACGTAAGTCTTACCGGCGCCTACCGTGTGATCGAGCAACACCTGGCGATCTTGCAGCGTGCGCCAGACGGCAGACGTTTGGTGTTTCCGCATCTTCACTAATGGACTCATGCCGGGAAACTGCATGTGCGAGCCGTCGTAAGTGCGACGACGGTTGGTGTTCATGGTGTTGTTCCAGATCGACTCAAGGCGCTCACGGCGCTTCGGGTCAAGCCAGATCCAATCCTTGAACTTGATATGCACGTCCTCCGATTTGGCGCGGGCGGCCTGCGTCTCCGGTGCGTTCGTTACCCAATTCGGTTCGCGGGAAGTGCCGTGGTTGTCCTTCACCACGATGGCTCGCATGTTGAGGATGGCTTCAATGATATCGTCGGCTGGCATGCGCCGCGTGCCCCAAGTAGCCGTAAAGGCGGTGCCCGACACAGCAGTCCCGGATTGACTTTTGACGTTGAAACTCCACTTACCCGCGGATGGTATATAGGCCACACTCGGCTCAACACCGAGCAGTTCCATAACGAAGTCGCGCACGATGTCCGACGGCACCCACGTCGCGCCCAGCTTCACGGATATATCAGAGGCGGTCACGTCGGCGGGCTGCACCTTCTCAAGCGCCACGACGTTCTCCTCGAAGCGTTTATCCGTCTTAACCGCTTCCTTGGCCGTCGCCAGCTTCGCCTTGACGTTGCCGGTCAAGTATTCGTCAGCGATCTCATGCAGATCGGTTTCCGGGTTACGGTAGATCAGGCCCGACAGTTCACGGATAAGCGTCTCTTGATCGGTTCCGGTGATTTCTTCCATGTACGCCAAGTCCACCTTTCCGCGCTCATTGAGCGAGGCGGCCAAGGAATCCTGCGGATTATCGACGTTGGTTACATGCGTGTAAGGCGCGAGAACACGGCGCCTAAAGATCGCCGCCTTCTCGGCCTTGGCCGGACGGTAATCAGTCCCTTTCCGTTTCGCGGCGTCGCGCGATACCCCCGGATCGTATTCCGGTTCGAGCGATTCAAGCAACGGAAGGTCGGGATCTTCGGCGAAGGCGCGGCGATTAGCCTGGGCATTGATATAGCCGTGCGTTTGCATGAAAGCGTTATAGCGCCGGTTCAGCACGTCGCGTAAATGGGACAGGTCGGCACTGTCCTCTACCTGTGTCATTTCCGCCCGCATCAGCGAGCGCAGCGCATCGCGCACGCCAATCAGATCACGAACGCGGCGCTCCGTGGCCTTCGGCATTTCGGGAGCAACCTCATAACGGCGAACCGGCTGGCCGCTATCGTCGGTACGATTGGAGTCGGAGGCACGCCGGGCCAGCTTTCCGTCCTCGGCGACAAAGTATCCACCGACCTTGGTGTGTTCCGGCACGGCCCCCTCAATCGCGTCGTTGACCTGCGCTTCGGTCATGCCGGATTTGGCGTAGATATTCTCCGGAAGCGTCTGAACAAAACGCGCGATACCGTCCTCAATAGATACTTCCGACGGTTCTACGGTCAGTTCATCCTTTCCGTACATGGAGCCGGTACGCGCGAAGGTTCCCAGCACGTTGTCCGGGTTGTCCGAGTAATACTGATTAACTCGAGCCGGAGTGCCTTCCACGTCGATGTCGGCGGTATCCACCCACGACAAATCGGGGGATTCCCCTTCTTCCAGCTTTTGCAGGAAGATCACATCGGTCACGACCTCGGTATTCGCGTTGCCCTTGAACGCCGTATATGGCAAGCGCACCGCGCCCAAGATGTTGGCGCGTTCGGCGATGTACTGGCGCGCGGTGCTGTCCTGCGCGTCCAGGAAGTAACGCGACACCACGATCCCCATGACGCCGCCGGGGCGCAGCTTGTCGAGCGCCTTGGCGATGAAGAAGTTATGGATGGAAAACTTGCTCAGTTCTTTGTGGTTGGCGTCGAATAACTTTTGGCTGCCGAACGGGGGGTTGCCGACAACGGCATCGAACGATCCGCTCGGAAGGTTGATGGCCTGAAAGCCCATCGGGCTTGAGATGTCAGCGGTCTGGTAGAGATGGTGCGCGATGGCGCCGGTGATGCGGTCAAGCTCGACGCCGAGCAGGGTTGACGCGGAACGCAGTCCCTTCGGCATGAGCCCGAAGAAATTACCCACACCTACGGATGGTTCCAGCACCCTGCCACCGTCGAAGCCCATACGCCGCAGTCCCGACCAGATCCCGCGCACGATCGGTACGCTGGTGTAGTGCGCGTCTAGAATCGAGCGCCGTGCGGCCTCGTATTCTTCCTGCGTGAGTAGGTCTTTAAGCTCGGTGTATTCTTTCGTCCACCCCTTGTTGTTCGGGTCGAACGCGCCCTTGATCCCGCCCCAGCCGACGTACTTGGCGAGGATGGCTTGTTCTTCGGGCGTGGCAAGGCGGTCTTGCTCCGTGATCTGCTTGAGCAGACGGATGGCCGCGACGTTATTCTGGTATTTGGTTTTGGTGCCACCGACGCCGATCTCGTCGGCGTCGGTGATGGTGAAGTCTTGACGACCTGTTACGGGCCTTCGTTCGGACTGATCCCGTACAGCTCCATCAGTTCGTGATGCGCCAGGTGGCTGTTCTGCCCGCCCACCCTCGCGTCCGCCCGCGTTTGTGCTTCCCGTTCCGCCTGGCTCTTGATTCTCGCCAGCAGTTCCCCGCTCCGTTCCAGCGCCAAGGTTTCCTTCTTCCACCCCGACACCCAACGGTCGGCGATCTGTTCGGCCAGCGGGCCGAGCTTCGATATTGCCGCCTCGGTTTCCGGCTTCAAGATTTGGTTGTTGAGCAGGGGCATTGGTCGTTTCCTCACTTACAATTCTACCCTCATTGGCCTGCTCGTCAATCTCGCCAGGAACCGGGGCAGCCAGATTAGCCTTATCCCAGCCGCGATACCATTCTGTCATTTCCTCGCTGGACATCGCCATGGGGGCGATACGCGTCTTGCCGGCAGAGAATGCGGCCTGACCTTCCTCGAAAGGCGTCTTTTCCTTGTCGCGCGGCGGAGGAATTGGGGTAGCTGGGGTTTCCGTAATGGCGGCTGCAGCCACCGTTTTCGGCTTGGGGAGGCGTTCTGCCAGCCGTTCAGACGGATCGCCCTTGTAGAAGCTCCAAACCTTCTTCGGGCCGTACCAGCGCCCGCCCATGGACTTGATAGTATCCTTGTGCGCGCGGGTATCGCCGGAGACTTCCCACACGTCACTTCCCTTGTTGGTTTTTGTCTTGCGAACCGTAAGGCCCGCGGCCTTGAGCGTGGCGGCGGCATCGCCGGCCACCACCGGGACGGCGGTTTCCGTCGCGGATCCCGAGTCCAAGTTCTTCCCGGAGGCGCGCACGGCGGATAGCTTCTCGCGCTCGGACATGCCGATGTAATTCCAGCGCGTCGTGTTCGTCTGGATCTTGATGCCAGCTTCATTCGCAGCGTTCTCGCGCCCGACTGGCGTCAGCTCATGGTTCCACCAGTTTTCATCCGCCTTGGCGGTACTCAGTTCGCCGCGCACCTTGGCTGCTTCTTCGGGGTTCAGCGCCGCCCAAGCTTCGAAGGCCCGGGTGCGCGCATCCAGTTCCTTGCGGTAACGCTCGGCGGCTTTCTTGTGGCCCTCGATCTTGTCGGCATTGCGCGCGCGCTCAGCAGCGGCTTCGGCGTTACGGATATATCCCTTGCTGTGTTCGATCAGTTGAAGCGCATGGCGAGGCGTGTAAAGTCCTTCCGGCATCTTCACGTCGTCACTGACTTTTGGAGCTATGCCCGTCTCGACCTCAAGATCGGTAGCGCGCATGTCTGTTTCAACGCCAGCATCCGTCTTGACGTGATAGGTGTAGCTGCTGCTGCTTTCCGTCGGGCCGGAACCGAATAGAACCGTTGTCGTCCAGCCGATACGCTTGGCTTCGGTGACAACTCCATGGCGCCCGGTCATTTCCTCGTTGTGATTGTTATTGATAACAACACGCTCGCCGACCTTGAACTTCTGCTCCTCGTGGTTTCCCTGCGCCTTAATCTTGTCCAGCGCGGGCGTAGAAATTGCCGACTTCGGGACCAGCCTTTCGTCTATCGGTTTCGCTTTCGTCACATCCTCGATATCGGTCTGCTTGGCCTTGCCGCTGAACAGATCACCTTCGCCGGCCTCTACGGGCGGCGCTTCGGCCATCTTCTTCTGGCGCTCTATTTCAGCATCATGAATGGCCTGCTGGCTGGAGTTCTTTCCACCAAGCATGTCAGCGGTCTGCCCTGGCGCTGTTTTCTCCGCCGTCTCGAGCTGGGCTTCTGTATCCATACCAGCCTTGTCGATGCCCGGCCAGTTTCGCGCACCCAGGTACAGCGCCTTGAGGTACGGTTTGATCTTGTCGCCCAAGTCGGAAAGCATGGCCTTCGAGTACGCGGCGAAGCTGCGCGCGCCAGCCTCGATGTGATACACGGACAGTTCACTGGCCATGGCAAATAACTCAGGGTCAATGCCGGCGCTGACCTGATTAAGTTTCTTCCGAAGTTTCTCGCGCAGTTCGTTCGCGCGCTCGGTCGAGACAATCTTGTTTGTGCTGCCGTAGTCGGCGGGCTTGCGCTTTGAGACGGGGGTGAGTTTTTCGGAGGCAGGAACTGAAACGCCCCCTTGCGGGGGCGCTTTGAGTGTCGGGGCGGTTACTTCGGCGCTTGGAGGGGCGGCTGCGCCTTCTTTTCCTTGTTGCGCCGATCCGACCACTTCACCAGTCGTCGGGAGATGTCCGCCGCGGCTTGCGCTCGCGGCGGCAGCTTTGCCTTGATCTTTGCCATGGTTATCCACCTCCTTTCGTACCAGCGCCTCGAAGGCGTTGTCGTCGATGTTCTCGTTCTGCGAGGCCAGGCGTTCCAGCATGTCGTCAAAGGCATCGCTGCCCATCTTGCGACGACCGACAGCATAAAGCGCGGTCAGGTCTTTGGTCGGCTCGTCGGCCATATTGTACCCGGACACTTCCAAGTCCGCAGGGGGGGCGTTGACGAACGGATCTTCCTGCCTTCCCTGATCGCCGTAGTAATGCTCCATCTCGGCCTTCATCTTGGCGTCGAAGGCTGTGACGTTGCCGGGGTTGATGTGTTCCTTGATCCCGGTCAATTCGTCACGAATCATTGTGGACAGGAGGCGCGTCGCGTCACCGCTATTGCGCTGTTCCTCGGTAAACCATCCTTCCTCGGTCAACTTCTCGGCCATGCCGTCGAGCGAGTCGCCGGTTTTCGTGAACAGATGTCCTACGCCGGGAATGTTGTAGTTCCCCTTGGTGTCGCCAAGGATGTCCATGCGGTACTCAGGATTGATGCCACCCTGGCGCACAACGGCGTCTTTAAGTGTCTGGACGCGCTTGGGCGCGGCTGGGGCGGCTTCCGGCTGGACAGTATTAGTAGATGATGGGGGAACGGGCTGATTAAGCTCTGAGGGAGGCGTCTCGTACTGATGGGTAAGGGTTTTTCCCAAGTTCATGGCCCGCACTTCCTCGCGGGAGAACGGGACAGGTTCGGCGCCCGAGACGCCTTTCCCCAGCAGCGGAGTGCCCTGAACGGTGCCGACGTCAGCCGGCGTGACAGGCAGCATCTCAGCCCCGCTACGCGACGATCTGGCTTGATTGATGATTCCTGTCACGGGGGCGGAAGGCGGAACCGTGACAACCCCGGCAATGGGTGTCGTGGCGCCTGACGTAGCCCGAACGGCGGCGTCAATGGCGGAATCTACATTGTCAGCCGATACGATAGAGGCTCCTATCTCGGCATCGGTTTGGGGGACAGCGAAGGATTCATCCAGCAGGATTGGGCGATTTGCCTTGATGGCTTCCTGGGCGTTATTACCCCAAGCCTCGGCGGCGGCGGGATCGGCGGTCTTGAGGGATTGGTAGACGGTGTTCGCGGCAATCGTCCGCAGCTTCGGGTCGGCGTTCGGGCTCTCAAGTGTGGACGTGATGGCACGGCTTTGCTGCGCGGCCTTGTAGTGACCCATCGCGCCAAGCGGCAGCAGGATCGTAGTCATGGCCGCGGTCGGACTGATGGCCTGCTTCGCCGCTTCCCACGGGTCTTGATTGTCGATGCCGTAGGCTTTCTCGGTCGCAGCTTCGGAGTAGTTCTGCGCCATTTCCGTGCCGATCTCACCAGCGAACTCACCCGGAAGCTTCTTGGCGAAGTCCTGGAACCACGAAGGATTCTTGAAGGCGTTGAACACCACCTGCGCTTTGGTGAGTCCGGCGGTCTTAATGGCGGCCTGAGTGCCGGCTTTTTCGAGCGCGCCAAAGCCCCATCCCAAGATAAGGTTGCCGACCGTCTCTCCAAGACTTTCTTCGGCGAATGTTATCCGCGAAGCTTCGCGCGCCTGATCCGGTGCTACTCCGGCCTTCTGCGCCTTTTCCAACGTCTGCTGTCCCTGCGAAGCGCCAAACAAAACACCACCGCCGAGCGAAGCAAGCGCGGTCGTGGCGAGCGCCGGCAATTCTACGGGCGCCAATGCGATTGCTCCGGCGATGGCTGCCATGGGGGCTACGGACTGCGGGATCATCTCGGCGCCAGAAGCAAAGAAGTTTGTTACGGCATTATGCGATTCCGGATGCAACTGCATATCCGGACGATTTAATTGTTCGGTTCCGTAATCAGCGACCTTCTTTGAAATATCGTAGGCGACATTTCCGGGGCCGGCCCCAAACTCTCCGGCAATAAACTCTCCAGCCTGGCCCGCCATTTGTGGAAGTTGACCGATGGTTCCGCGTTTTAATGCCGTTCCGATTTCGCCCAGCGCGGAACGTGGTTTAGTTTCCGAATCGAACTGTTTGCGAACTGTGTCAAGTTCGGTATGCGGAACATGCGGAGCTACAACATCACTGAAGTATTGAAGGCGCGCGGACTCCTGCTGGTCGCTCGGTAGATTTTGAAAATCAGGGTTATTGGCGACCTCGTTCCAAGGAAGTGCCATGGCTAGTCGGCCCTACTGGTTCCCGAAAGTGTCTCAATGGCCTGCATGATCTCCTGCTTTTTCTCTCCCCTGGCGAACGGCATGGCCTTTTGCAGATCCGCCAGAATGCCGGCCTTATTGACGGGACGGCCACCATAGGGGTCTTGCTGGGTGAAGTTGTTGGTTGCCTTCATGTTCGTTAATATGTTTTCAGCGGTGTGCATCTCGATTATTCCTTCGGCGTTACTTACGCCAGTCTGAGCGCGCACAAAGGCATTCGGATCTCTCGGCGAGGATGGCGTGGCGGTAGACTTTGCCGCCGGTGCGCCAGGCGCCGCTGGTTTCTTTCCTTCGCCCCACAGGCCGCTGTAGTCGGCTTTCCCGTTGGCGCCCGCCGGGGGTTTCCCGCCAGCAGGCTCCACCCATGCGCCGGTCTTGGTGTTGAGCACCTGATAGCCGGTGATGTTCCCCAGCTCGTCCTTGAGCGGAACCGGAAGGAACTTGTCGTTATCCTTTCCGGTGAGCACCTGAATAGTCTCGTTGATGGCCGCTCTCTTTGTTGGGTCAGTTTCTTTCTGAAATTGCGTCCTGAGTGCTTGGACTTCTTTGGCGTTGGAAATGGTGATCTGCTTGATCGTATTGTCCAGAAGTTCTCCGGCGAGCTTCGGTTTGTTCTGCGACTCGGCAAAAGTGCGCACTTTCTGAGCTTCGGTTGCCGCATTCGCCTCCGTAGCCACGCGCTCGCTGGTCTGGAACGGCTGACGCACGTTGGTTTCCATGCTCGTCGCGTATTCGTTCAGGCGCTCGTCGCGCTGCTTCATGATCTCGGCGCGCACCGCTTCCATACCAACGTCTTTGACGGCGCCACCGGCCCCCGCAAGAGCTTTTCCGATAATTCCGATACCCATGGATTAACCTCCGGGTTGTGCTGGTGCGCTGGGAGCCGTCGGAGTGGCCGAAGCAGGGGACGCCGCCGGTGCCGGCGCCGCGCCAGATCCGGCGGCTTGCGATTGTTTCGCCACCATTCCCTTGATCTCGTCTGGCGGGAACGATTGCAATAGGGCTTGCACGTCCTCCGGCTGCACGCCGTAATTCTCGGCCAGCGACATGACCATCAACTGCATGGCCTTGGTCGCGGTGTTTTCGTCCACCGTGAATACGCCGGCCTTGCTTGCCAGTTCGGCGACATCGCCAAGCAATTCAGCCGCCGCCGGGAGGATAACGATCTCCGGGATCTTGCCGCCGGATTTTTTGTCGAGCTGGAGCATTATCATCGACACGGTATCTGCCAAGGCTTTCGCCGGATCGCTGGCCGACTTGGTGAGCATATTCATGATTCCGGGATGCGTGCTGTTGTCGTACAGCACCTTCATTCCGGCCATGACGACGCGCTCGTAGGCGTTCTGCTCCTGCGGAGTCGGCTGATCTCCTCCGGCTTGTCCTGCGGCCCCCGGTGCGCTGGGGGCCGCCCCGGGTTGTACCAGGCTGGTAGGCCCACTCGGGCCTTTCGCGGGGGGGGCATTCTTCGGCGCCTTTTTCGGCATCGCCTTGTCGATCATTCCCATGGTGGAGTTACCTCATAGCTGTGTTGATTAAACCTCGCGGCACCTGAGTCTGCGGCACCATCGGTACGCCTGGCTGTCCAGGCCGATAAATAGGATTCCCGGCGGCGTCACGCAATATCGGCGATCCGGGGGTCATACCGAGATTCAAACTTCCTACCTGAAAGTTCGGCGCGAGAAAATTATTACGCCACTCAAGGTTCTGACGCTCCTGATCGGCGCGTTCTTTCTCAACGTCGATAGCGTTCGGGCTGAACGCGCCTTGTAATGCGCCGGCACCGGCTGTAACCATGCCGTACTGCGCCAGAGGGTTGTTCATAAAACTGTTGATGATCCCGCCACTTGGCGCGCCTCCTACTGCTCCATACGTCGGAGCTGCCGCACCGCCAGAAGCTCCGCCGTAAGTTGTGGCGGATTCGGCAAGGTTCCCGGAGGCAGGAATAGTCCCTACCGATTCAGTACCAGCGGTCAAGCTCGTGGCGGTCGTGTCTGCGGCGCCAGAACCGACAGTCGTATCAGCGACAGCCGCTTCATTGGCGGCGGACGTTCCAGCGCCAGTTCCTTCTGCCGACGCCATGGTCGTCCCGGCCTCTGTTGCCGCCGTCCCTGTCGTGGCCCCGGCGGCCTCGGCAGCAGGGCTTAAGAAAGCGCCGTTGACGGCCTGGAATGGACTGTTCCACATGCCAAAGGCCGCGCCTCCGAGGTAGATGGTGGCCGCGATAAGCAAAATCTTTCCGAACGTGGAGCTGGTGACGGCCTTCCATGCCTTTTTCACGCCGCTGATGATTTTCTTTCCGATGCCAACAATACCTTTAATTGCTTTCATGGTAATTCTCCTGATTATTTCGTTCCGATATATGCCGGTAATGTCATTTCCATTCCCAGCCGGGTCAATATGTTTCCTATGCGCGGATCGGCGTCGTGCTCAAGCGATACCGCTTTCATTTTTATCGCGGGTCGGGAATTGGCCCAGCGAACAAACTCGCGCATCAGGCTAATACCGTCCCCTGGAATCTTGCAGTACCACTGGACTACGCTTGCCTGCTGGCGCTCGTAGCACATGCACTCATGCACTATCGCCACCAGCGATCCGCCAATCGCCCCGTCTTTCTCTGCTACCCAAGCGAAATTCCGAGCAGACGAAACTCCCTGTATCGCCAACGCTTCCACCTTCTCGATCGAGACGACCATGTTCTTGTAAGCGCCTTTGTTCAGCGCCTCTATTCCTAACTCAACGATGGCGTTTATGTCGTTCGGCGTTGCCTTGCGGATCATTAACCGTTAGCTCTCCCGATTTCATCTATCCGTGCCTGTTCTTCTTTCCTGCGTTGTTCCTCTTGATATTTCGCATTAGCCGCCTCTGCCGCCGCTTTCTCTGCCGCTGTCGCCTCCGCAATCGCTGCGGGAGAACCTGCTGCCGGAGTAGGCTGCAAAGCTCCGGGCGTCGTGGTGTCGAACGTCAGCAAACTTCCTAAATCGAGATTCGAGATACCACCGATCACCGCCAGTCCGTTTTTGAGTAGATCGACCTGCTTTTGCACAAGCTGTTGTTTGGCCTCGACACTGATATTCGGTTCCTTGAGGATATCGCTGATACTGGAAGATGTCTGCGAGAAGAAGCGCGCCGCCGAATCGTTTGCCTGCATCGTCGTCTTGTACGTCGCCTCGATGTTGGCGATATCCTTCTGGTTCTGCCCCTGCAACGTCGCTAGATCCAACGACTGTGTGCCCTGCAATTCTTGCAACCCGCGCTGATTTTCAGCCGTAGCGCCAGACTGGCGCGATACATTTTCAGCGGCGGTGTTCTGTAATTTCGTATTGACAGAAGCGGTGGCGTCCTGCGAAGCGATAGGCAAAGCGGCGGCGGCGGCGGCTTTCTCTCCCTCGCCGATAGCCATAGAGCTGTTGATAAGCCCGCGCGTGTTCATCTGCTGGAGCGAGTTGGTGCGCGCCTGCTGGATCAGCGGCGAATCGGCCTTGAGCAGATCGGTCACGCGACCGGCGACTGTATCCTCCGGCTTAAGCTCGGTCTTGGCAGCTTCAAACCCCGTTGTCTTATCATTGGGAACTAGCCCGGTTTGCGCCATAACGATCTCCTTAAATCAATTCAGTTCTTCAAGTTTGACAGAGGAGACGGTTCGCCCAATGCTAGGCGAATCAGTATCGTTCGAGGTTCGATTAACACCAACCGTAGCTCCGGCTGCTCCCCATACCTGTACCTTGTAGGTATAAGTTCCAGCTCCTCCAGGAGAGTCAGGCCATGAAATTGTTACAGTTTGCTGCGCATCACCATCATTAGGACGAATATGCGCCGATGCTTGTGTGCGAGTGCTCGCTGCGTCACCGATTGCGATGGGGGTGGCATCGCGCATCAATCTGATAAATGCGTTCTGTCCGGCCGCTCCGGAGCTAATGTTGACTGTGGCTGTTATAAAAACAGCGTGTGTTCCACTTGTCGTGATAGCCTTAGAAAGACCCGTTACATCCGTCGCGGTCGTATTTGCTGTTGAGAATGAATCCGTTTTTGTGACATATTGTGTCTGGATTGTCCTTCCTGCCAATGATTCAGACAATGTTCCTGCAGAAAGCGTTAATCCACTTCCGATAGATATTTCTTCTGTCGATCCTGTACCGGCCGTAGAACGGCCTAGCAACTTGCCGGTATTCATGTTCGCCATTTTTGCGAGCGTGATCTTTCCGGCGGCAACGGTCGGATTTGGGTACGTTCCTGTCAGATCGCCACCAGCCGCGTCTCCATCCATAACCGTCGAACTAAATGCGGGGACATCTGTACCAATAACAAGGCCAAGGGTTGCCCGTTGCGCCGTGTTATCAGCGTCATCAATGAGGGCACGCCCAGCCGCAGTTATGCTTGTTTCCGCCCAGGTATCGACGCCAGTGGTATAGGCCATCTTGTTCGCCGCAGTTCCAAGCGCGGAAATGCTTTGCAACGTAGCGTCGTAGGCTTGGACGTTGGTTCCGATAGCCATGCCCAACAAGGTGCGCGCGCTGGATGCAGAGGTAGCCGATAAGGCTGTTCCACCTGAATTGACGAAAATCGGCAAATTCCCATTGGCCGTCATCGTCGGCAGCTTGTCGAAACCTGCAACAATGGAATCGAACTCGGCGCGCATGACGGACGAACTTCCTTGCGCGCCCGTAGACGGCACCCCGGAAGTGTGCGAGTAAAAATCATTCGCGGCATTTCCCACGGAAAGAACGAGTAATAGCGTGGCGATGAAGATAAGGCTTCTGCGGAATTTCATGAGCGTAACCCTCTGCGTGGTATGTAGTGAATGATTGACCCTGAAAATCTGATAGGAGAAAAATAATCAGACTTGCTATGCAGTATTAGCGACACGTTCTCCGCCGATCCTTCCATACTGAGAGACGAAGGCGATATCGCCGCCCCATCCCAAATGAACCCGTCCCACACGAAGCTATCCCAATAAGAAGGCGTGAAGTCCAGGGCTGCTGATTGATCGTCAGGTTGTGCTATTTCGGTACTGCCGTAGCCAAGCTCATAACGAAACTGGAACTCCGCATACCCATCTCCAGACGCCTCGAAGAAAGCGCGCTTGTAACGCTTTTTCTGGCGCGCGCTCTTGGACGAATCCCAGGCGAGATAGATATACGACTCAAGATCCTCGCCGTCGAACGACGTGCCCTTTTCCATCTGGTACACCATTCCGTCGCTCGAACCGAAATAGATCGACTCGGTTCCGTCCAGCATTTCGCCCGACCAGATACATTCAACGGTATGCAGCAGCGTGATCGGCATCATGCCTTTGAGCTTGAGGCCGTTGAAGGTAATGAACAGCGCCGACTTGTCGCCGAAGAAAACGCGGTACTGATTCTTGTCGCGAGCGATACAGGACGCCTTGACGTTGTTCAGCTTCGGCTTGATCCATGGATTGACGCGCTGGCTGATCGTGGCGCTCTCGAAGTTTCCATAGATCTGAGACGCAGCGAACGCCGTCAACCCTCGGTCGTCCATGACTAGCGTATAACCGACAACGCGCTGAGCAGAATAAGCCAGCCCCCCCTGTTCTTCGGCGTAGGTCGTCAGGTTCCAGTCGGAGGCGCTGTTCCCGTATAGAACACTGGTACGGTTGCGCGAATAAATCGCCATGGCGCTCGTGGTTGCGGAGCCTGGCAGCTTGGCAAATCCAGTGATCGTGTCACCTACGGCCAATTCTGCGGCACCTAAAATTGGAACCCATATATACGGTGTTCCCGGCCCGGAGTGCTGCGCCGAACTGGCGAAGGAGAAGAACAGTTGGTACTTATGCACACGGACATGCGAAGGCGTATCCACGGTCATGCCGGTGCTGATGGGGACGTAGATCGTGCCGTCGAACTCGAAGCCTCGATTGGCACTGTCGCAGCCGTACACACGCTTGGTGCCAAGCGCGCCGCCTAAGTTATCAATCACGAACTCGTAACGACCGCCTGGGGCGAGCGTGATAGCCGTGGCGGCACCTGAACAGGTGGCGGTAACGCCTGCGGTAAAGGCGCCGGCGGCGAAATTCCCGGGCGCCGGATTGGTGACGATGAACCGGCCTGCCGCCGTGCCACCGCTCCATGAGCCCGACTGCGTGACAACACGTTTGACCGTGGCCGAATTGGCTCCCTGGGTAATAACTGCACCCTCGGCTGGGATCGCGCCATTTCCAGCAGTAAAGGAAACCTCGTAGAACATCGTGACCGCAACCCAGCCTGCCGCCGATGACTTGTACAGCACGGAGGCGGTGCCGCCGGCATTGTTGCGGAAGGCATACTGCACATCGTTGTAGAGAACGACTCCGAGAACCGAACCAGATCCCGGTACAGCGGCGATGTCGGCACGGTAGATGTCGGCCGCAGCGTTCTTGTACTGAGCGTGCAGTTTTGCCGTAGTGGCGCCATCTACAATCGCCAAGCTGGTAGACGTGGCGATGGTGATACCTCCGATCTGGAGGCTTTCGGGATTCTGGAACGCCGTCGCGTTTCGCTTGGTCAGAATGAACGACGTGGCCGTGGCCGCCGCAATCACCCCGGTCGCGCCGGAGGTCAGCCCGGTGACGATATTTCCGACCGCATAAGCCCCGGTGATCGTGGCGCCGATAATGGCGTAACTGGCGTCAGACGGCTTGGGGCGCCCATCAGAGCGTTCGTACCCAACAATAGGCGAGTAGCCGCCATTGATCCCGACTTCGTAATTCAGCGCCGAGCGCACAAATCCAGGCGGCAACTCGAGCGGCGGGGTAACAACGTCGAGCCCACCGTCGAATTTAACCGGACTGAGTTTTACCGGCGCGAACGTCGGTGTTTTCATGCCAGCGGGGCGCCCAGCTCCATGGCCGGCAACTGATCTGTCATCAGCAGGCCGTATTCCGACTTGTACTCTTGATTGGCGCCGGCATAGAGGCCACCATCTTCCTCGTACAAGGCGTAGTAGCGCACCGCGCGCCACACGATCGACATGTGGTACTGCTCTTGGAAGATTGGCTCGTCAGCATCAGCCGCCAGCACCGGAGCCACCCGGTAATAATCTCCCTCGACAACGTACACGTCGTTGGGTTTCGGCCCCATGAGAAGCGCGTAATCTCTTGGGCGCACGCTCCACTGGAACGGTCTGTTGTTGCTGGGGACAATCAACTGATATCGATCCCGGAACCACTCGTAATCGACCGGCCAGATATACTGCCGCGTGCCGGCGCCTTCCGAGAGCTTGTAGATGCGAAAGGTATCCGGCATCCACTTGCCGAACTTTCCTACCGTGGCATGGCCGATTAATTGAGCCAGTACGGAATCGGTACAGGCAGTCGGTAAGTAGGCTTCCTGGCCGATGATGGTATTGACCGAAAACGACGATCTCAGGAACTTCCAGTTTGCGTGCTTACCGCAGATTTCACGGTAAGCACGCGCAACCCAATCGACCACGCGCTTCAACTCGCCAGTCTGGCCGGTCGTAGCAGTAGGGCCAGTCCCGGCTATACCCATCTCTTGACAGGCCATTTGACAGAGTTGCAGGAAGTTCATGAGTATCCTCTATGCGCCGTGGATCCCGAGCTAGGCTTCGGCGAGAATCTTCCGCAGCCAGGGCATGCCGTTGGGGTTTGGATCGTTATTTATCATGAACGGGTAGCGCAGCGCGGTTGACTTGTCGATGCGAATCGCGCGTGCTCCCGTGGCATCCGTAAACTCAACCGTTCTCACGGATGTCTGTTTTGCTCGCGCCAGGATCTCGACGAACTTGCGCTTGACCGGCTGTTGCCGCCCGCGAATGAAATACTGCGGTACGCCGTTGCAAGCAACCAGCACCGGGTTATCGGCGTTCTGGTCGTTGGATTCAGCTACCGTGACCTCCACGATTTCGTTCATGAAGGCTTCCAGCTCGATTCGAGCCTTGATGTCCGGGCCTTCGATCACGTCGATTATCTGATCCGTGCGCTTGATGTCCTTGACCTTTCCGGTCGCGGGAATAACCACTGACTTGTCTTGCCCAATCTTGTGGTCGCCTGTTTCGAGTGTCTTTACCTTCCTGCGTGCCATTGTTGCGTTCTCCTGTTTCGGTGTTCAAAAGAAAAGGCCGCCAGAAATGGCGGCCTTTCGTTGCGGTTTTACTGACTTTGATTAACCGTTAGCAACCCAATTGCATACCTTGGAAGCCAGAATTGCCGCCAATGTCGCGTTCTGAAGGACTCTGAATCCGCGACCAGTTACGGTAATTCCGCCATTTCCACCAGTAACTTCTAGCGTTCGGGTTCCATTGGCAGCCGTCTTGATACAGGAATTATCTGCCATACCCTCATACCATTCGACTTTGATGCGATCCGTTACATTTTCCCAAGCCACATACCTCGGCTTGAAACCTGTAGTGACCAAGACCGAATCCGCAGCGGTAATAGCGGTTGCGTCAAAAACATCTCTGCCATAGGCGACCTGCGGAGCGTCGATGGACGGTGAGTTACCAGAAAGCGTCTGTCCTGCGATATTGTCAGCCATTTAATTTTCTCCTTGGTAAATTGAATCGTTTTGGCCGGTTAGACCAGAGCCGACGGGTCGAACGCCCCCACCGTGTTGACGTAAAGCGCGCCCGGAACAACCGTCGCATCATCCAGCGCCGTCGTGCCGCCGACAAAGTTGCCGGTGCCCGTCGGGTTGATGATAACGAAGCCGACCATCGCTTTCCGTGCCGGGATCGCCGGGAACTTGACCGCCGCCAAGCTCGCGCCTTCCGTCCCCATCGAAGTCGTCAGCGTTCCCGCTGCGTCGATGAAGAAGGCAAAGACGTTGAACTTGGCAGCAGTCACGGTTCCAGCCAGGGCGGCCATGTCGGTGTTCGCCGCCTTGGTGACGATCTGCCCGTTCGCCGTGGCATACAGGATAGAACCGGCTTTCACGAGGGCAGAGGCGCCCGCCTTAATGACCAGTGCGCCGCTGGTGAGAAGCTGCGACGAAAGTCGGTCGCAAATTCCTTCCAGAAGCGGACGCAGCACCTTGGCAGAACGACCATCGGGCAGGTTTGACAAGTAACGCGAGAGTGTATCCATCTTGAATTTCTCCAGTTATGGGAGGATGGCCGGCAGGCGCCAGCCACCAGTCCCGGTTTACTCAGACGTTACGGGTTAGACCAGTACGCTCGTGCCCACTTCGGCAACCGCCATCCATCCGTTGTTCAGGACAGTGGCGTTGAAGTAGGTGAGGGCGCCGATATAACCACGCTGACCGAGGGGGTCGTTCTTGTCCTTCTGCCCAGGCGGGATGTACGTCGGGTTCACCGCGTTCATGCCGCGGAGAGCCACCTGGCCGTAAGCGTTATCCGCCATCATGATGATCGGATACACGTCCACGTTGGTGGCGTTGGCCACCATGCCAGTCGCACCCACCGCTACACCGCCGTCGAGGATCGGGGCCAGCTCCGGCGAGAGCATGAAGCGGAACTCCTCGCAGGAACCGATCTCGTACTCGTTCAGCGGCTTGCGCTGCCCGTACTCGGACACATGCTTGAAGCCCGGCAGGTCGCGCACGTCGGGAGCGATGTCGGTATGGCCGTACACGGTGTACCCGGCTTCCACCGGGGTCGTCGCGAAGTTCGGCGAGGCCGACAGGATCGACGTGATGCGTTCCGCATGGGACGACTGCAAGGCGCGAGCGACTTTGCGGAGCAAGCCCAGGGTAATCTTGGTATTCACCGAGGCCCGGGTTGAGCCACCGCCCGCATAGAACTTGTTGGTGCAAGCCTTGAGCGCGCCATAACGCACCATCTCGCGCACCAGACCGACACGCTGGCCCGTCTGCTTCTTCATCTCCGCCGGGATATCATCTTCGTGCAGATCCACGGTGCGGTTCGACAGGCTGTACAGAACGCTGTACTCATTCAGCGTCACGGTCACGTCCACCGGCGCCAGGGTATCGGCGTTCGGCGTGACGCCTTCCGTGGTCAGATGGGCGGCAGCGAAAGCGGCTGCAGCGTCACCCGTGGTCGGAACGATCCACTTGTTGTCCGTGCCGCCATACGGGAGCCAGCGACGATAGACAACGGTATCACCGACGTTCTTCGGCATTTCCTTGTTCATGGCGCCGGCGGTGCCGATTACTTCCACCGGGATCGCATGGCCCAAGATTTCTCCTTTCAACTTGTTTATGCGGCCTGCTGCTGTATTGTAATTTTGCATGACAATAAACTCCTTGGTTTACGCCCTCCCGCGCACAGAATTGAATCCTTGTACGAAAGCGGCGTTGTCATCGAGCGAGGGAGTTGGAGGCGCCCCATCCCCATCCGGGGTGATGGCCTGCTCCAACCGTTCTTTTCCACGCGCACTCGGCTTCTGACCCTTCGGCTTGACCGCCTTGAACTCGGTGAAGGCTTCGGCGGCCACGAAGGCGTCGTCGCTTTCTCCGTATTTCTTGGCTTTGTCCGCAGGCAGCGTTCCCATCCAGGCAGCAAACTCAGGACTCTTGACCACCGTGTTCCAGTCCGGGTGCAGGACGGTAAGCAGACGTTGTTCCGTCGCTTCCCTAACCTGCGTTACCGCCTCGGTAATGAGGGTTTTCACGTCTGGCGTAAACGGCGCGTCGTCTGGTTTAGCGGCGGGCGCTTCTGCGGCTGGTGCCGCGGGCGCCCCCATGATTTCCGTCAGATCTTCGGCCAGCATCGCGGCGATCTCGGGGAACTCCTCATTCAGCCGTTTCAGCGCGCCCGCAGTGAACGTGCGGGTGGGCTGTCCCTGCTGAAGTTTTTGGAGCTGACCGTTAAGATCGCCGAACTTTCCGTAGACCTTGCGGATTTCATCATTCAACGCCTTTTCCAGTCCCGGCACCTTGGCGAATACCTGCTTGATCTCGTCCTCCGTCATTCCGGCCAATACTTTGGCGGGCGCAACGATGGTGGTATCGGCAGCAGGTTCGGCGGCAGGCGGTTCGGCAGCGGGCTCAGAAGCGGGCGGTTGATCGCCTTTTGCTTCTGTGAAGCCGGATGCAAAATCTTCCTGTGCTTGCTTTGCTTCGGCCTGTTGGGCTTCCGGTGTTACGGGTTCTGCGTCTGGCGTTGTACCTGGGGTAGCATTTTCAGTTGTCATGTGCGCTTTTGTTCCTGTCAATAAAAAACCCGCACTAGGCGGGTTGTTGTGTTACAGCAGAGGGCATCCGTTAGGAGTCGTCTGCTACCTGTGGGGCTGGTTTTCCCAGCGCCAAAAACTGTTTGACCTCGGCGATGCGTCCGCGGATCTTGGCGGTCGCTTCGGCATCAAGGCTTCCATCGTTCTGCGCACGCAGTAAAATCAACCGCTGCGTGTAGTGTTCTTTCAGTTTTAGCCAGACCGCGCTTTGTAGATCGGCGAGGGTCAGGGAAAATTTAGTTTCGATCATAATCTCACGTCAGGCCGTTATGTTTCCCCGGTCACGCCGGCCGGTAGGCTGGTTCATTGTTAATTACAACCTGCCCACGGTGCCATCATGGTGCGGAGTGATGATCGCGTTAGGTGGCAACGTCCAGTTATGGTTTCCTGACGAAAGGAAAGGCAGGAATCCCTTATGATCGGTATAGGCATTGGGAGCGTACCCGCCGCGCATGGGGTCTTTAATCAGTGTGCACAACTCGGGATTGCCGCCGATCTGGATACCAAGCATCTCATATACGGCGGCGCGTGTTTCAGGTTCGTCATACGCCAACATACCTGAGAAATCCCATGCAATACTGGATACGCCGGGAACGCCAATAAAAGTATTGACCCAAAGAAATTGTCTACCCGCCGTTATTTCAAAAGCCTTGGTAGTACCGCGCATCTCGATATGGGTATCGTAAAAGGCGGTGTTGAAGGAACCCGCAACATAATTGCCCGGTCCTCTTTCAATCAGAACTTCTCGCGGAGACTTGTTCCCCTCCGAGTTGAATCCACGGAAAGTCAAAAAACTGTGACCACGGATACGCAGCGGAGCTTCGCAACTGTTATACACCAGCATTGCATTTTCGATGATTGCTTGCTGCCCTTCCATGAGACACAGCCCGTATTTACCAGTGCATCCTTGCACGCGAGGACTCCGCCAAATGGCGGGCTGTTGGAGACAAGCTAGTATCCCGTTGCTGTTGGGCAGATCAGCGCCATCCACGGCAAGATCATCCAACCAGATTCTCCCCATCCGGCTCGGTTTAGTGTACGAAACCACCATGCTGCCAAGGGCTTCCCCACTTTTGTAGTCGGCCTCCTGAATAAGCACCGCCACGTTCCCGGTATCGTCAAAAGGAAACTCTGGTAAGGCGCGAATGATGCTTAAGGTTGGGCCATCCCCTATCAGCCGGGTATATTGAGGGACAATAATTGGTTTTGAAACGTGATACCGAGCACCGTATTTCTTTCCCGGAACATAGACACGGCAACTGGTTTGCTGAGCAGCCGCGATGGCGTCCGTGATAGGCTGCCAATTATCGTGCTTTTCGGGAGAGGCTCCATAATCTTTAATGTTTATGAAATTCATGCGATCAACTTAGCCTGTACCGCTCCGGCGGCAATCGCGGTATCCGGTGCGGCTCCCGCCGTGTACATACCAGCGGCGGCACTGTGCAGACAGGAAGGTCTCCCTTCGGCTGCCCCGGCCCAATAATTCGCCCCCATGCTGAGTGCCGGGGAACCGCCTTGTAAACGAAAATCGCCGTTATCAGGATCAACGAACAGCGGGTCGAAGTTCTTGGAGTTCTGCTCGGCCCCGTCGAGAGCCGCCGCGATCTTGTAGGCGTGGGTGTTGTTATTGAAGGTTGTCTTATCCACGGCAAAATAATTCGTGGCTCGATACGTCAGCAACCGTAGTGTCGTCGTGGAATACGGTGCACCGTCCCCGGCCAAACCGATGGTCCAATACAGATTGTTGTCAATCCCGCCAGTTCCAAACGCATCCACCGCGCCGGGGTTGTACATTTCCAGCGCGCCGTTGTTGTTGGTGGAAGGACTGAACTCCGACACTAGAATGTTATTTTTGACTGTTGGATTGACATTTGTTCCGCCGAGCTGATTCTGTAATAGGACGCCAGAGGATGATAGATTGCTGTGACCGTATTTGTAAAAAACATTCCCCCGTGCCTTGAATCCGTCGCTGCTCATGATGTTCGCGCCATGAGCGCGAAGGAAATATCCGATGTTCCCTTCTAGCAGGACATTGGTGTGCTGTCCGTTATCCCCTACCAGCGCCAGGAAATTATTACGCCCACCGCTACCACCGT